TAACGGTTATCATCCGCTCCCTTTCGTTGTCCAGCGACGCTAAATGGTTGACAAGGGAAACCTCCGGTGAGTACGTCGATTTTCCCTTTCCATGAAGTGAAATCAGTTCTTTTAATATCTTCATATAATACTGTTTTTGGAAAATAATATTTTAATACACTTTGACAGAATGGATCTATCTCGCATTGAAAGACATTGTTCCATCCTACCTCTCTAGCGGCTAAATCAAAGCCTCCTATACCTGAGAAAAGACTAGCGTGATTCATTCCATCTTATTTGATATTAATTTTTCTTTTATATGTTTAGATATATCAATTATCTCATCTTTTATATTGCAGTCATCTTTTAATAATGAACCAAATATACATGATATGGCGCCCTTTAGGCCTAGCGCTATCCCTATCTCCAATATTTTTTTATCGGTATTAGAGATTTCTACAGGTTCATATAATATTGATGATATGTTGTTAACGACGTATATTATATCATCTTCATTCATTGATGTAGATTTATCGACAATAGCTATAAAATCTTTTATAATCATAATATAAGCTATTTTTATTTCTTTTATCGTATCATCGCTTAGATGTCTATCTCTTATATGCCTTTCAACATACTTGTTTGCTAGATTCTCTATTTTGTTTGATTTGTCCATTTGTACTATCAATTATTTAGTTAATAATAGATCATAGTCCTCTTCATCTATACTCCCATTATTGTTGACATATATAATGAAATCATTTAAAAGCACGGACTTATCCTTGGATAAGGCTTTTATAATAAGCTCTCCATCATCTTTCAACATCACATGCACAGTATCCCAGATAACATATTTTTGACATTCTTTCTCAATCTTCTTGATTGTTTTAAGTATTATCTTATACGTCTCCTCATATCTTTTTACTATTCCGCACAGTTCAGTCGTATTATATTTACGTATAGCCGTGAATATATATTCCTTTTTACAATCCCAGCATTTTATCAGTCTTTCTGATCCGCACGCCTTATCCTCGTAGAAGAAACAACCCTTACATGGTTCATTATGGTCGTAGCTTAATACCACAAGCAGCTCCACACCATTCTTGTATATCACGTCTCCTTGTTTCATCTTGTCTATTTTATTAATCTCATTATCAATATAGTAAAGTTGGATATTATCCATACTATAGATATCCAGAACGTTGTACTTAACATAAGACCTATATTCCTAGGTATAGGATCTACTCTCCTGAATGTCAGGATCATGAATATAAATGTCTTGAAGTTCATAATTTACGATATTTTTCTATATAGCTAACTATCAAGTCTTTAACTCCTTTTGGGACATCTACCAGTTTGAGATTACCTTGGAATATGTCCTTGCCGTACTCATCCATAATCTCCCCGAATGAGGGATTCATGACTCTTGTTGACATAGATATCGGTTGATCAGTGTCAAATTTGATAACGATCTTCTTTCCGCCGTTTATCGCCTTTTTAAAAGCCACGTAAAGCTTTCGACCTTTTATTATATCACAATTCCCTTTCAGGATATTAGACATATGTATGACATATTCTTTCTTCGCATCTCCTGGGTTGTTCATAAGCTTAAGATCTCCTCCGGTATCTCTCCATTTCCTGAAGCACGGGAAACATAGACCGTGATTTGCCTTAGCGTGTCTAGGTATCATCCTGCTGCTGCCGGCTGGGATCGTATCGCCACAGCAGATACACGTCCTATCCTTGTTGGTGCGCATCGGCACATAGCTCTTTATTGGGTATTCTTTTCTTTTATACATCTTCTTCTGTTTTCAAAATTATCATCACCATACTCATAATTAGGACAAGCCTTATTGCTTGGCCGTCTCGCATAAGTCTTTTGCTCCCTATTATATTTTCTATTAGGGTTTATATAATGGTCGCACACTTGCCAAATAGAGCAACATACCTTCCCGTATCTTTTCGCCCAATCATTATCATGCAGATGTACGCATGTAGAACAAGTCGGATTCTTAAGCTTATCCTTGTTATCATCTATGATCTTATTAACCCGATCAAGAATAACGGACATATGCTCAGTGTACATAACATTGAATACGTCCGGTTCTGGAAGATATGTCATCGAGCTTATATCTATGTCCATTTCCTTGGATTTGTTGTAAGCCGATTTGTATTTCCTTACCATCAAATCTTTTAACTGATTTACCTTCTTCTCATATGTTCCCATGTCTCATTCGGTTTTCCATCCCTGTTTCCTTAATAAATCCACCATCATCCCTTTTATCTTAGGGCTAATGGCTTCGGTAAGTATATCAGCGGCCAAGTTAATAGAGAAGCTAGTCATCCTAGATTCTCCTATATACTTCTCGCTGGTAACTTCTTTCACATAGTCGTGAATATCCTTGATCATTTCATTTTGAGATCTTAGGAGATCCAGTATCTTATCGAGTTTATCATTCATCTTTTTTTCTCGAATATACCTGACAATAACCAGACGATCACTATCAAAAAGAAGAATAGCCCAAGAGCCTCAGCTGGATAATCGTGCATCGCCTCTAAAATATCTCTCATAACTTAATGTCCATTTTGTTGATTATCTTATAAAATATATCCCTAGTCAGCTCAATATCATAAGTAGCGTCATGGAGTTTATCCTCATCAATCTCAATACCCATAGCCTTAGCCACGGTCATCAACTTAAAGTTCTCCATATCGTTTCTTACGTCCATCAGGAACGGTGTCACCATAACATATACATCCATACAGTTAGGATAGAACCATGATCCGAAATACTTATCCCCACATTGCTGGAATAAAGCCCGTAGGAAGTTGTTATCGAATCCAGCGTTGTTATACCCCACTAAATACATTTTATCCCTCTTGTCGAACTTATTCACGTATTTGGATAATATACCAACTAACTGCCTGTACCCTTCTTCCATAGGTTGATACGACTGTATCTGCTCCAAGGTAACGCCAGCCACGTCCAGCGCCTCTTGCTCTATCGTGGCGGCAGGGTTCGGGGCTAGGCGAATGTCAAACCTCTCGGCCTCCTGCCCGTCGATATCCACGATCCCTCCTATTTGGTGTATCCCGTTTCTCCAGAACTTAACCCCGGTTGTCTCTAAATCAAAAAATAGTAATTTGCTCATGTCTATTTATTTTGTTAATTTATCATTATCTAAGAACTAGTCGTGAAATGCTTTTATAATATATACTCCCATCAACTCTTTTACCTTCAAAGAAGTATATCCAATATTCTAATGAAGAACATCCAAAAGCAAGACATAGATTATTTATCGCATATCTAAAGTATTTCTTGCCTGAACGAAATAAGGTTTGAAATTCTTTATTATTTAAATGGAGTCTTTTTTTGATTTTTCTTTTATTCATGTTTATAATTTTATTTTAAATGTTCCATGATTTTATTCAATGCCTTATAAGACAGATAGCTGTCTATAGTATTATCGCTATCTATTTCCAGCAGCTTATTAAACAGGTCTTTAGCCAGTACTTTCCACTGCTCTCCCCAATCACGGAGATTCTCTACCTTTGACCGTATATCCTCGAAATAAGAATCTACGTCTGATTTGATTGATTTTGAATAGTATTTAACATCCTCCTCATCCCCATCCATAATATAATCACATTGTGTCTCGATATCTTTTATATGACTGTCTATATCACTGCACATATAATCAACAGGTTTACGTATATTGAATATAGCTTCTGACGTAAGACCGGTTATATCTTGTATGTCTTTTAAATTACCCATGATTTAATCAATTAAATACCAACCATCCACCTGCAAATCCCATTGCGAAAATAGATAAGATTATAGATGTGAATAATATCCAATCTTTTGCGCTTAGCTCATTATTATCTCTCTTTATTTTCTCAAAATAATCATATATAGCTGTATAAACAGCATGGTGAATATTCTCGTCTCTAGCCCTTACGATATTATCATATTCATTATATCCTAGATTATGGGTGGCGCTTTCGATCCTCATATTCCCCGTAACTTTTTTGTTTACATCGAAATCGAAGCTAAATACCATATCGGTGGTTAGAGCGTTGGCGATTCTGCTTTTTATCTCATCATTACTGAGATTAGCATCGTGCACTAATCGCTCATAGTCTTTATCGTCAAGAATTATCTGTTTTTTAATGTTCATATCCCTAATATTTCTGCTACATAAACAAATCCATAGCATATATAATCATCATGTTCCTCATGCCATACGACGGCGCATGGGAAATATAATGGCATATCCTCAGCCATAGGGTCCTCTTTGAAGTCATCAATGTTTATCTTCTCCCTCCACCTCCACAGGTCTTGGATGTCGTTCAAAATTAATTTCTCCATAACTATGACGGATGTTAGATGTTAGTAATTCAATAGCTAAGCTGATCATGGCTCCCGCTTCCGTAAGTTTATTCATTTGGGCGTACACCCTGTGCTCTGCGCTACGATAAGTCTCCCTGCTGCTTATGGTATCCAGTAAATCATCTATAGCGTTTCTAAGAAGATCGGTCATCCCATGCCCTCCCATGCCCTTGAAATAATAAATATCACGACCAGCGTAAAACATGTCTTGATATCTTTTAGCTACGTACTCTATTCCGGATAGATGATATTTTTCGTTGTCTATCTCCACCTCCCCTTTTTCTATAGCCCTTAATAGTTTCCAGTCTATCTTTACATCAGCTTGACGATTTTTTACCTTTACATAGGCATATCCGCCATAATGAGAACCCAGCGTCCTCATCGTAAGTTCATTGACTTTTTGTTTGTCTCCATCCATAATAATCTGGTTTTTAATGTTGATACAAAAGTAAGATTTAAACAAAAATAAAAGCATGAATAATATAAAAATAATATTAATCATGCTTAAATATAAATATATCCCTTCTAGTTCTCACGGATATACGTATTCGTACTCATCTGGAGGAGATGTCTTATATTCAACATCGCACTCCATATTGGTGTAATAGTTATCCCCTTTTCTGTATACTAACGCTACCCAACAGTCATATTTTTTGCTGTATCCTATAAGAGGGACATTGGCCATAGGCGGATTATCCTCAGTTTTGTACCTTATTCTTGTTACTTGCTTCATGTTCTCATGGATATAAATATTCATATTCTTCCGGTGGATATGTTTCAAATTCAGCATCATACTTCATGCAGGTGTAGTACTTATCCCCTCTCCTGTACATTACTTCCCACGGACAGTCATATCTTTTGTTGTATCCTAAAAGAGGAACACCTTCCATAGGAGGCTTATCTTTCGTTTTGTACCTTAATTTTGTTATTTGCTTTATGCTCATATAATCTTATGTTTAAGTAATTCCATCATCATCGAAAACAATGTGTCTACAAGAAGTTTCTCGCTACTCCAATACATAGGAATCTCATCTATATCTCTATACGTTACAGACCATGCATGTTCTAGCTTATAACATTCGAATGTAGAACCCTCTATCTCATATGGGAGTAAATTCAGTAACGTCCCTACATCCCAAACAGGATTGGATACATCAGGGGTAACGGTCTCGATCAGTCCTATACGACCAGCGTCATCCTCCATAGAATGTAATTGATCCAGATACTTGTCTCTGAAGCCGCTGGCGGTGGAGATAGGAAGGCCGGCCTCGACCAATACCCTCCCCTGTTCTTTTGTGGTAAAAATCCGTTCCTTCATGGTTTTTGCTTTTTCGGTGACATATCATCCAGTTTCTTTATTCCCATCAATATCGGGATACTATCATGCATACCATCCATCATCTTCCTCTCTACCGTAACGATCGTATCATTATGCCATCCCCCATGAGCCACAAGAAGAATCTCCTGCTGCTCGAAGCCAAGCCCGGCCCCTATACCGCCGGAGTTCCACGCGCAGGTAATGACCACCCCGCCTTTCTTGGTGATCCTAGCTATCTCCTTCTTCTGCTTAGCCCAATAACTAGATTGTGTTGTTTGCATATCAACAGCACCCCCAAGTCTTTTATACGACTCGGATACCTGTCTCGTGGAATATGGTGGATCATATAGTACCATATCAGCCATATTATCCTTAAGACCACGCAGGAAGTCTGTGGCGTCTTTATGATACATAGCTTTAGTATCAGGGTCAAGATCGTTGGTGATTGTCCCTATATCGCTGTTTCTGGCGAATGGATCCACTATAACCATCCCCTCTTCTCGATATTTATCTATAAGTTCCCTTATCGGTTTTATGCTGAATGTCTCGCTGTTCGGCATTGACCATTTCTTGTTTATAATCATCTCTTAACTCTGTTTTAAATTTAAGCTTCATAGTACTTCTAGGTACAGGATCGCATATGTCATCCCACCAATTCTTGTGCCCTTTCGGTGGATGTATATCCTTTTTCCATAAAGATCCCTTAACTGTCTTGATTCTTCCGTATGGTCTCATTTTGCTCGTGTTTACCTTCACATGTCACATTATATCCGTTTCTAATGACCCGAACATAAGCTCATCAGTAATCTTGCGAAATTCCTTTACAATATCATTTATCTGCTTACGTTCGATGCTCCTTAGCAAATGGGCTATCACATCCACTGTCCATCCATTGCCCGCTAAAGACATGGCCGTATTTGGGGCTATCCCGTCAAGGTAATCATCCGGCAATGTCTGTAGCCTACACATCTCCACCGGGGTCAGGTATCTGAATTTGTCTTTCATGTCAAAGGCGTTAGGATATCTTCCGGGAGGTAGTGATGAGATCACGTTATCTTTCATGACTGTTGTCAGGCAATTACTTTTCTTGATGGGAGTGGTATTCTTATCTTTTCTTATCTCCAGACATTGCGTTATTTTTATGCCCATGTCACAATCCTTTCGATACCCGTCCTCTCCTATCCTTCTACCGACAATGGTCCCTATATATCTCCCTCTTATGGCTCCCGGATTCCAACCCTTGTCATGCTCTAGAATATCATCCAATGATATATGCTTGTCTTTCGGCATTTCTACCGGCCAATTACACCAATAAAGGCGATGCCGGGTCTGTGCCGATACCAAGGCGCTATCGATCTCCACCGGCTCCACGCCAAGCTCCTCGGTGATCACCCAGCGGTGCTCGTCCCGCATCCGGACGTTCTCGCCCAAGAACAGGGCCTTACCTTTGGTCTCCTTCCTTAAATGCTTTACGATGTCCGAGAAGCAAAAGAAAAGCCTTCCACGAGCGTCCATGAATCCTTTACCCTTACCTGAGCTAGAGAAGCTCTGGCAACAGAACCCTCCCATGACCAGATCTATGTCTTTCCAAGGGATATCCCATGTTCTCCAGTTATTAACATCCCCTAATTGAATAATATTAGGAAAATGTTTTTGACTTACCTTTATGCATGTCTTGTCTATCTCTGAGGCATAGTAAGTCCCAATAGGTATACCGGCTCTTTGTAATGCTAGATATCCACATGATATCCCATCAAATAATGATAATACTTTCATATTGTTCATTTATTCTCAGACCTAAAAATATCCTTTGCGATCATATCAAGGGATATTTTATGTATCTTAGGTAAGACCTTAACCAATTTTATACCAAAATTTTCTCCCCTCTTAACAAAAGTCCATTTCCCGTATATGATCCCATGCATCATATTTTGTATTATCTCCTTGCTATCCGTCAAGAACACTTGATAATAGATACTATTGACATAATTGAAATCCTTTCCATGATCATTTGCCGGTCTTAATATCATTACAGCCGAAGAGCATCCACGAACGAATCCGTGTATCTCAAGACATTCCTCGAACTCATAATTATCGCGTTCCTCATCATGAACATCCTTAACCCATTTACATGGTCTCCCGTCTTTAAACGGGATCTTTAACTGTTTCTTTGCCATCTTTTAAATTATATTATAATGTTATTACCTGCTCATAGGTGAGCGTGCCTTTGTAACCTCTAGCTTTTAGTTCTTCGATAAGTTCTCTAGGTTTGAATTTTGCTAGATCTGGATTGGTAAACACTTTCGTTAATTTACCCCCCCCCATCTGCATTGGCTTTTTTGGACGATTTGTAGGCATTTACACAATCCTTACAGTAGTATCCAAACCCATCCTTTTGTGATTTGTTCTTATAGAATTTATCTACTGGTAATTCTTTACCACATTTCTTGCATATTTTAGTCTCCATGTCTATTAAATTAAATTATGATTCAATGTTTTCAATCTTAAATTCCCAGTCCATAGCGTCATGCGTTGCTTTAAATCTGTTTCTTTATGACAATTTGGTTCCCGTATTGAGGTATAATGCATAAACCTTCATTCAATCCATTTATTTCCAGTTCCCCAAAATTATTTAGATTGATAATAAACTCATTCCCAACCCAATCAAAAACTCGTATGCCATTTTTAACTTCTATTTCATCGTCACCGCAGCGATGATTAATAATATGCACTTTCATTACCTTCGTCCCTGTTGTCCTATATTTATAACTCTCAATTTATCATATCCCTCTGAAAGAATCCCATGATCAAACAATTTGTTAGCGTCTATCTTAAGACTTCTATAATTGTCAGTTATGTTGATATCACTCCACAAGTTCAATCTTCCCTTATCATCTAATTGCATATGGATAAATCCTTTTGTTATCTTCTTCCCGGCTTTAAGGCGCTCTACGTCTTTATCAGTAATCTTTTTCATACTTTCGATATTTTATCGTTACAATTAAATTCATCTTTCATCCTGATCTTTATGCCTCCATATGATAATTCCTTATGAGCTGTGACAAAATAATCAACCGCATCTTCATCTAATAAACTATGCGGGCACCTTTCCCATACAGGACTTTGATCTAGATGATCCCATGTGGCTACAAGTAACCTATTCTTGTCATCATCAATAGCTATTTTGTATGTCCCTGTAGTAGCCTTACGTTTAATGATAGCTCCATTTAACATCTGTTTCTTAGCCCAGCTCCATGAGCCTCTCAACCCAAATGTTCTTATAACCCAGTTATTTATCTTCTTCATTTCAAATTATTTGTTAAAAGTGTAATATAAATATAAATACATAAATTGAATAGGGCTATTCACCATGCCCTTATCAGTAGGATCATCGTATTTGTCAAGCCAAAGACGAAGCGCCTCCCAATCGATATCCTTACGGTCACATACCATGCAGGCTAGGTTAGCCCCGAACGGCTCCCCGCCGCCGCTCAGCGACCTGTTAAACCTTTTGGCTAGTCTTTCCTTGAATCCCTTATCATACCATATCCCGGAGGTAGCTGCATAGCAATAATAAGCGTTGTACTTCATTTTCACGCCCATCTTCTCAAACAATGGCGTATGCCATATCCGATCCAGAAAGAACACTATTCCACGATAGATAAAGGTTCGGAGATTCTTCCTGTATTTCTTCCCTAAGAAGCTATCTACACAAGATATAGTCCCGCCTGAATAGTACCAGTTATTGGCGCCTCTCTTGACCTTATCCGTCATCTTGAATTTATTCTTTCTGTCTTCCACCCTATCCCAAGGTTTCAGCTTATCCTCATTAAATGTCGGGCAATAATGATAGTAATGATTAATCCACGAGAGGTAGGGGTTGTATATCGTGTATCCATTATCGCTGACATATGAGTTCATATCATACCCAAGTTCCTTGGCTAGAATAGATCCCTCATCAGCTAATACCTTCAATATCGGGTTCAAGTTCCATATCTGATCTTGACTGACGAACATCGAGTAACATGGGTCTTCATCCTCTCCATACCATCCTCCCATCCCGCTCACTATTTTATCCAAATCAAGTGAATAATCTTTCCCGGATAAAAAGTCATCTCTAAGGAAAAACCCTCTATATGGAATCATGTCATACACACCCGGTTGATCCTCAAACATATGTTTAGCGTTCTCGGTCAATCTAATCAATGTTTGCAAGACAGAGGATATATCTATGGGTGCATATTCACACCCATAGACCTTATTATTTATCCAAAGATATTGAAGAAGCTCGGCTATATTAATAGTCCCGTCCTCCACATATCCTGTCTTGTTATCGAAGTTTATTTTGGCTAGAGGTATATTACTTCCTTGTGGTTGGTCACTTTTTTCATTACAACAATGCACGAACCTGTCAAAGAATATATCTTTCCAGCCAAAATATTTATCCCTTATCGTCATAAGCCTATTTCTTGTCATATAACGACATGATGTTAATAAGATCAGCTTTTCTGGCCATCCCCTCAAGTTTATTAAAGCCATCCATATTATCTCCACTGACGATAATAGTAGGATATACCTCTATACCGTACTTGGATATCTCCTCCTCCGTGGCTTTGTTCTCCGGGATCTGGTTTAACGTAACCTCACCCTCATACTCCTGTAATGTGTTGGCGATAATATACCGCATGTAGTCGCTGTACTCAGCGTCTTTCTTCGTGAAAAAATCAATTCTTACCATCTCAAATAGTTGTTAATCTGTTAATAATCAAATCAGCGGTAAATATAGCATTATCTACCTCATCTATACTCATCTTTCTCCCATCGAAATTGTTAGATAATAAATCCTTAACAATCTGATATCTACGCTGCTCCCAATTTACGTTTACATCAAAATTCAGATTCTTTACATAATCATAATTTAATTCATTATAACTGTAACTGAGATACTTAACTATCGGGAATAGGCTATCATTAATAGTGCGCTTGATTACATTAACGTATTTACCTGTTCTTTTGTCGATAGCTCTTAATCCCTCATCTACTACTCTTTTTCCTGACTCTTCCATTCTATAAGCCCTTTGTTATGTTTATCGTAATATAATAACGCTATGGCGTTCCAGCATACGGCGGATAGATGCATGAATCCCTCCTTATCATATCTCTCCCCTTTCGTATAAGCGACTAAGTGCCTCATGAGTGCACCTAGATAACGACTAAATCCATCAGGTATATCTTGCCATGAGTTATCAGCGTACTTCTTGGCTCCTTCCGTATATACCCTCACGATATCCTCTATCTCAGCCAAAGGAAGAAGATCCCACCGGAGTTTACCGTCGGCCCGGTCGTCCTTCCCGCTGCCGTCTTTCCCTACAAGCGGCCCGCTTTCCACCACTGCGTCTCCTATTTTTGGCTTCCCGAAATTAATCGCCTCATCCGCCGTCTCATCATCAATAAGCCTTAACTTGATAGCTCTATTTAACGAAACAACCATCTCCTCATCAGCCCAAATGGATTTATATGTCTCATCAAATAACGGTTCTATTTTCATCATTCCCGTATTGTCGGCGGTTTCAAGTACCTCAAATACCTCACCATCATAAACGACTTTGTCGTATTTGCTAAATTCCTCTTTCATTTCAAACTCCTTTTTGTTTTATTATTAGGTAATTATATACTTTTTAGATTAATAAAATTCACTAAGATCCCTGCATTCTGGTGTTTCTCCTGTCATAGAATAAAGCTCACCAGATGATAGATATACGCAATGCGAGGTCTTCCCGTCCCTCCACTCGCTTTGCTTCGTAATTCCGCAAATAGCGCAGCGTTGGATCCCCGGTCCCGCCTTTACCCACGAGTGCCGTACGTTTTTCTTTCTTGTCCTGTTGGTGTCGTCAAGTTTTCTCATGATCAATCCTCCAAGGCCGTTACAATTTTATCTTTCCCGATAATAGCCTCATTCCCGCTCCTTACATCAAAGCATCTCCCTTCATCTGCCTCCTTGAAATAAAGAGCACCATTGTACTCGAATAAACCGAAGCCGTAATCATCTAGCTTCATTTCGTTAAGTCTCTTTAATTTGTATATTTCCCCCATATTTTCTGTATTTTTTATATTTTGTATTACTAAACACATCAAAAAGATAGATAAGATCGTCGCTATTAGTCCTCCATAAAATTCGGCAGAATCATCCTTCTTATTCCCTTCTATTATCAAATAAATAGAACCGGTCATTATTATGAGGGTAAATACCAATCCTATCATAACATCTTTCTACTTTTTAAGAACTCCATCATATCCTCCACGCTAAGCTGGAAGCCGGCAGCCATCTTATGGCCTCCTCCGCCGGGATAGGCTTTACGTGCCAGTGCCGAGACATTCACCTCCTCTTTGGTGGTATAGAACGAGCATCTAAAGAATCTTCCGTTCCAGCAAAATGGCATCATCAGATCATGTCTTTTAGGGTCATACATAGATTCAAATGTAGTAGAGTTAAACTCCGTGGTATTCATACATATAGCCTTGTACCCAAATACATCAGCCTCGAATGAGAACATATTTATCTCGCCCCTGTTTTTCTCAACGATATACTCCAGTATCGCCTCCCCGTTCCTTATCATGTCATATATGAAGTCATGATCGCCATCCATGGCCTTTGCCGCCATATCCACGTCAAGACCACAATATCCTCTCATCCCGTATTGGAACGCCATGACATCACTCCATTCGAACCGGTCGTGATCCCATACATCATAAGCACTCAATAATTCTACCACATCAGGGGTCTCGATATCATCGAAAAGATATTCCCACGTAAGCTCACAAGCCGCCGTTCCGATACGTCTTTTGCCTTTGACATTATAGTCCTTCACAGCTTCTATCGCCGTCTTATGGTGGTCTATCCATGTGACATCTATCCCCTTGTCTTCCCATTCGTCGAATAAGAATCTCGTTCTATCGCCAAATGATACGTCAACTACAAATACCTTATCATATTTATTCACGTCAGGTATTTCCTTGCCGTAATTGTAAGGAAGAAGATCAATGTCCCCTTTGAAATACTTTTTTACTATAGCCGCTGACATTACTCCGTCAAGGTCAGCCTCATGATATATACATCCTGTCATAATCTATTGTTTTTGATTAAAAAATCTATGTATTCTTTTATATCCTTGTTCCTATCATTATCCCAGTCAAATGTCTCGTTTATGAATTTGAAGTACGATACCGGAATTGAATGCAACATCCATCCACAATACTTGCCGAATGTCATTAACGTAGAGCCAAGGGGATGATCCGGTCTCCCGGGAACAGGGGCGGCGGTTACGCCCTGCGCCAGCCCCCTCCTACGATCTTTCTTGGCGGCTTTGATATCCAGATCTGTTTTCGTTACCTTATCCCCCATCGGGATATTGGTAATTAGTTTATCGCCGATAAACATCCCCCATCCATATCCTTTGTAGTTCTCTATACTAAGTTTCCTTATATCACCGAACCTTGACGAGTTGTTACAACAATCAACGACCAATGCGCTATCCTTACCGTCCTTTATCCTAACCGCCCTGCCAAGCCACTGATAAAACGATGAGAATGAGAATGTCGGTCTCCCTACTATCACGCAATCCAGACCCGGATGATCGAATCCCGTACCGAGGGCGGAATAGTTGAACACTACCCTCGTCCCACCTGACTTGAATCTCTCGACTATAGCCTCCCGCTGCTTCTTTGGCGTGCCTCCGTGAACTACCTCCGCCATGCCAGCGCATATCTTTGCGTTCATCCATTCGGCGGCGGTATTGCAGCTCTCAACAGAATCCATAAACACCAGTATAGATCTGCATACGTCTTTTAATACCATCAACCGACGTAAAATAAGGTTGTTTAAGCCATTTTTTCTCACCGCCTCACTAATAGACCCAGCCGTATATTCGGAGCCGTTAGAATTGAGTTTAAGGGCATCTCCATTGAAATCCCATGTCTCATATTTAAGAGGTGTCCAAAATCCTTGCCTTATCATCTCCTCCACCTGTATGACATGGATTAGGTTCTTGAAATATACCGGTCTCATTCTGGTTATGAAGTTAAGTTGAGAGTATGATACTTGTCCTATCGACATAGTTTTAAGTCTACATGGCGTGGCGGTAAACCCTATTACCTTGCTAGGCTTTAATTCGTTCATGAATTTCATGAACTCACTGTCTTCCTCTGGGCTGTATCCGGCATGAGCCTCATCTATCAATACGTTCCTGATCCCCATCTCCTTAAGCTGACCAATAACTTTCTTGACAGATCCTAACGTGGCGTATATCATGTTAGATAGTTCTTTCTTGCCACAGGAGGCGGAGTAGATGGTAGCCGGTATGCCATATGATGTAAGCTTATCATAATTCTGCTGTAGCAATTCTTTTGATGGTTGCAAGACCAGTGTCTTATCTCCCATCAATCTGGCCGCTTCCGCTATCAACAAGGATTTCCCGCAACCTACTGGGCCTATAACCAATACCGGATCATTCCTATCGGAATTTATATAACTTGAAATGCTTTTAACGCATTCCTCTTGATATGATCTTAATTTATATGCCATCTTGATATGTGTTTATTCATGAGCCAGACTTTTGTTAAACTCCTCGATCTTGTCCCTATCCGTCTCATTAACCATCTCTGCCTCCTTACTGAACACGTCATACCCCTCACGGATATTATCCCCTACCATATTCTCTATCATCTCTCTCATTTCATCGCTCCTTACGGCGAAGGATATCTGGAACGATTTACTTGTGCATTTCATCAGGTAATCAATCTCCTTCTTACATTCTGCCATTAACCGATCCAGATTATCGAACTTAACGAACTTGGAGTTGCCATTGGCTTTTCTTACCCCATCCTTGAAATCCTCCAATATCCCGTTAAATACATCCGCCATACACATCATGGAATGTAGCCATACCAGCATATTGAATTTATATTCATTATCAGCGTTATTCATCAAACTCACCAAAGACTCGCTTTTTGTCAACATGATCTTCGATTCCCGGTCTACGATATCCTTTATCTCCTGCCGGCATTTCATGGCACCAACGAAATCCATTTTAGAATAACATTCATTTGATTTCTCTACCAATTTCCTAATATCCTTTCTAGACATCAGAAGATCCAATACCTGTTTTTCTCTTTCGTTTTTATCCATAATCATTTATTTATTGACACAAATATAATTAAAGCCTAGATATTTACCTAGGCTTTTTAATAAAGTTAATCTTTTTTATTCTTTCTTTTTGACTCATCCCAATCCGATGAGTACCTGCATGTCCCTTGTTTGTGGATCGAGAAATCGCACCAAAAACACAAGGGCTTGGGGCGGGGTTCAAGGCAGGCCGGCTGGCGTCCCATGAGGTAGCGCTTCTCGTACTTATACCCCTGTTTGGCGGCGTCCCAAACGTGAGCTTGATAGCTATCTATTTTATTTGTCTCGAAATCATACATGTCAAGGAGAATATCGTTAAGTTCCTTGACCGATCTCTCTACTTTCTCCTTATCTACCTTCACGTTCTGATTGTCCAGCATGCGGGTAAAGAAATAGCTGCACATATCCGGCAATACCTTGTACTTTCTCAGTATGTAGAAGGCGTATATCGGATGCTGGAGATTGTGAAGCAGCTTATCCTCATCGAATAACTTTCTCCCGGACTTCCAGTCTATCGTATACATGGCTATCCTGTCCTTTGTCTTATACTCTCCACGCCAGTCCACCGATCCTATGATATGTACCTTATCGTACGTCACGCCATCCAAAGTAAGGGGCTTGGGTAGCTTATAGGGCAGGACGAAGCCCTCCTCCACGCCGGCCGGTCTCGACCCCCGGATCACCTTCTCCATTGGCGTAAGATCCGACCACATTTTCTTATAGTTGCCAGCAGCATCCTTCTCAAACAACCCCACAATCCATCTTATTAACCTAGCCGCATGTTGCATGGACTCGATCTGAGATTTTACGCTATCAAAAGGTATCTTCTCTATATCGGCGTAATAGTTAAATGCCTTACTCATGTCCTCATAAGAAGGTCTGCATCCGTTCTTGAAGAAATACTCCATCGTCTGGTGGATAACCGTACCATATGACGTAGCCTCATGCTTCTCCGTGGATCTGTGACCCTCCACGTAAGTCTTATACCACTTATACGGACACTGAACAAACGTGTCTATCTGTGAGTAGGATGCGGCAAGCACCTTCTCACCGCCTATCGTCTTGCATAGCAAGTTATTCTCCGGAACGATCATAAAGCCTCTCCGTATTTATGTCACGCTCATATAAATCCATCGAAATATTCTGTAGGTTATGCAAATACCTTATCTGGATAAGCTCGCTCAGGTTATCCTCCATATCCCTAAGTCCGAGATAATACTCGTCGCCAAAAACCTCCATGGTCATCCCGTGTCCACGATATACGTCCCTATTCTTGTCACTCTTGAAACCGATAGCGTCAAGAAGGTTATCGTCTATCTCAATAGGCATGACATCATCTTCCCCTGAATACCATTTCATTATCCCATCATCAACCTCACGTTCAAGGATTAATGATCCACTTTCATTACGCATACCGGTAACGCACCCTACTCTCCATATATCACCAGCTTTGTCTTTTACAAGATTGCCCGGTCTTAACTCCTTAACTGAAATCATATTCTTCCTCCTCATGATCGTCATCACAATCATCGACAAGAGGGGTCTCTAGCCCCTCTTCCCAATCATCATATCCGAAATCCATTTATTTGTCTTTTAGATAATCATACAACATACCCATAAGCTCTCCTACCGTCAATTCGTGATAAGGCTTGACGTTAAGTGCCTCATCGGGTATACATTTACCCGTTTTCTTTTCCACTTCCATTATGACTTCTACAAAATCAAGGGAATCCATAGCCATATCCGTATCCAGCTTATCCTCGTTCATTATCTGAGCGGCATGATCAAGACCATTAAATTCACCCATCTTCTCGAATATCGCCTCCTTGACTACTTTTTCAACTTCTTTTCTTTCCATACTAAATCGACATTTTTAATCTTCTACCTAATTCTTTTTTTATATCCGATATCCTTTCGATATCCATCTTAACATCGCCTGTGATAGCGTATTCCTTATCCATTCTCTTTGGGGGATCCGGAAGCCGGCTTATGGCGAACAACCATGCCAGCTCCTTGTTCTTGTTCTCCCTAAGATACAAGTCAGACGTCATGCCATACATTTTTATGATCGTATCGAATAACGTTGATTCCGATAAACTCATATGCACGCTATACACATTTGATGGTTTCCAGATCAAGTTATCCAATCTCATCGTATACTCACGTTTAAGATCTATGTGGGATATTACGGCTCTTACTATAGGTTCTTCCTTGAAGTTGGTATTAGCCACGAACCATACGAGCCGTTTCTCTACCTCCTTAATAGCCCCTGTATCCTTCCCCATATCGTTATATACCCCAACGATACGGTCCCGGATCCCCTCGACCTCCGGTGTCAGACCGGGTGTCTCTATCAGCATCAGCAGCGACCCTCCCCTTGGCGTTATCTTCCACTTCCCATTCTTCTGAAGCTCGATATAACCAGATGCTTTATAACTATCTATTTTCTCCTTTGGAATGACGCTAGCCATCTCCTCTTTCTGCCGGATCATCAAAAGATACCCGACATCAGACATCGTTAATCCTGATGTCATCATCTGTTCAAAATTTATATACATAAGCTAATGAGTTAAAATATTGACCTAATCTTTCTGGCTACCCTCTCGACTATATCGGGATGATCATTTCCGTTATATATATCTATTAGCGTATCTATTATATGTAACCTTATGTTTTTCTTTGATGAATTAAACCAAAAATCTCCATTTTTTCTGTTTACAGGTTTGAACATCTTCAGTTCTGGTATAAGATAATACGCCACACATGATCTTTCAGCAAGTGATAATTCAACCGCTGCCTTTTCTATTGCTCTGCACATAAATGTATAATTATCATTCTTTATTAGATCGTAAGCTCTTCTCAACACCCTAAGGGCGTCTGCTTTCGATAATCTCTTTCCCTTTTTCATACTGTTTTACCGTATAAGATTCATTAGCCATACCAACTCTACCAACTGATATAGATTGATTTATAGATTGGTTAAGATGCCCTACAACCGACATCTTAGCCCTAACCGTATTGGCGCATCTTAGAAGGATTCGATAATCCTCTAACGCCCTCTCGTATCTTACGTCCACCCTAGCCCTTTTATCAGCATCAGTCATGCTCTTACATGTTCCGTCCTCCCTCAGGCTTATAGCGATCTTGTCCCGTATGATTCTGATATCATCCTCGGCTATCACCAGTTCGGCGTCAAGAACCCCCTTGTATGAGCTAAGAAGATCCTCCACCGCCACAACTTCCCTTTTTAGGTTCTCCAATTCCAATATCATTGAGTTGTCATTTATCCTTTTATACTCCTGTACTTTATTGGATACCTCATCACAGATACTCATGATCTCCTTTTCCCGTTCCCGGTTTATGATATATCTGATGCTGTATTTAGCCATTTCCTTTAACGAGGATATAATTTCCTTTATCCCCATCTTATCCTCAACCGACAATACGGTCTTCAAGAACATTTCCAGCACCTTTATCACTACAAGCAAGTAATTATGTCTCAATCTCATGTCAATAAGGTGTTTCGTCATGTACTATATTGAAATCATCACTAGGCGGTATATATTGTTGCTCCAACGGGATACTGGGAGGCGGGGGCGGCAGCGTCACCACGGTCGTGTCCGGCTTGCCGCTACCCACGGGGGCATCCGAGCCTCCCGGTCTTTCTTGGCGCACCACCCCTCCATCAGGATAATATCGCTCATATCCTTTCATGATATCTACATGTATCGCATCAATCTCCTCTAATGACCGTTGACGGACCTTTACGATATGATGGAATAATAATCCATCCACACGGAAGGATCGTCTTGACTCGCTCTTGAAACGTTCCAGATTAGGATACCATCCTTGCGGAAATTGCATGTATGAGGAGTATCCATATCTCCTTGGGATATTCAACACTACCATGGCCGTACATAACTGCCCCAATGAGTCAGACTGATAGAAATCAGACTGCCTTGGCATATGATCCTTCGGATCACGTCTGCCCTCTATTTCTCGATTGAGTTGCGATACGATAAGGAAGAAGATGTTTGGGAACGTTCTTTTGGCTATATTGCACATATTCATCAAACTATCTATATTCCTCTTGGCATCACCCGAACCTTGTACAAGAGCTGTATGGTCTATGGATACAAATACAATTTTCTTATCCTTGTTCGCCGGCATATATACATTCCATAGAAAATCTTTAAGCTCATCAACTGTTGTAGGTATGGGTATATACGTTATTCTGTTTGAATTTTCTTGTTTAAGACATTTTTGCATTTCCAGCATCTCTTCTTCATCCATTTTACGAAGGAGGATATCTTCTATGTCTTTGTTCATTTTTTTTGATAG